AAACCGAAGTTTGATAAGAAAACGCCCCCGGTTAATTCGGCTGGTCATCGTTTTCTTACACACATTAAGAACAGAAAGCGTAAACGAATGTCCAAGAATAGGGCATTTGATTTTTCGGGAGTTTGTTAAGAGGAATAAGAATGGTAAGATACAGAAAGAAACCAGTAATTATTGAAGCAGAGCAATGGCTTCCTTGTAGAAAATATGATGGGGTTTCTCCGAGTGTGGAAATGCCCACACCGCCAATACCATGTGAATTTTTATTATTAAAAAGGAAATACTGGTTATTCGGTAAACAGGAATGGTGGATAAAAACACTTGAGGGCGAACTTAAACCAAATTCTGGTGATTGGATTATTAAAGGTGTTCAAGGCGAATACTATCCCTGTAAACCGGATATATTTGAAAAAACTTATGAATTGGTAAAATAATGGCAACATCAATCCAACCGGAACAGATTGAACAGATTGTAATCCTTGGCTTCAAAAGAATTGAGCATTTTAGAAAAGTCACGGCCATGATGTTCAAATCATACGTACCTGTATATTACCAAATGGAGAAAGGGACTTGTACAGAACCTCTTAACCTTGTGTTCAATACCATACGCGCTTACGTCCCCAACTTGGTCATGCAGAACCCAATAACCCATGTTATAACCCCATATGTAGCGTATAAACAATACGCCGAACTACTCGGAATGGGTCTGGATGCAACAGCAAGACAAATCAAACTCAAACAAGAACTGAGAGCTTGGATAACCAACGCTATGTTTGGGTGGGGTATAATGCGGACCGGCATCAAAGCAACAGGTGAGTTGTTGAACTTTGATGATATTCTGGTTGATAATGGTCAAGTATATGCCCGTAATGTTAGCCTTGGTAATTTTGGTTTTGACCCAACTTGTACCAACATCAATCAAGCTAAACACAGTTTAAGAACCAAAAGGATTTGACATTCCATACTCCTGCTCAAGTTGATACTGTTGACCAAATTAAAGAAGCCGTATCTGGTGATTCCATAGCAACTATGGACCCCAAAGGTATAAACCAAATTTCCATAGGTGGCCAGAACGAAAAGAACGAGCGGTTCTTGCAGGAATTATATACGATTTATAATATGATGGCTGGGAACCCGGAACTCATATCTGGTCAGAGCATACCTGGTGGGAAGAACACAACAGCCACAGCAGTACAGGCACTACAAGGTAATGCTTCGATTGGCATTGAGGATATGCGAGATATAGTATCTGACCAAACCGCAGAAGTCCAGCGTAGGATTGCTTGGTATCTGCACACAGACCCATTCATTCAGTTACCATTGACAAAACGTGAAACTGGTGGTGAGGAAGTTCAACTGGAATTAACACCTGAACAGCGCATGGGTGATTTTCTTGATTATACATTTAAGATAGTAGCCCGGTCTATGACTCCCTTGGACCCGATGGTGCGGTCTAAACGGGTAATAGAGTTCACTATTAATATAATACCAGGTGCGGCCCAGACAGCTCTGGCCATGATGCAGATGGGCCAACAATTTAATATCCAGAGGTATCTGACACAGATAGCGTTTGAGATGGGGATACAGGATATAGTTGAGGATATTTTTGTTGACCCGGAATGGCAGAGTAAAATGGAAGTGATGATGTCACTCGGCCCCCAGAACTCAGGCAAGGCCGGGGGTAACTCGGTGGAAGGGGCTAAACAGAACAAGGGTAATCCGATGGCCAGACCAGTATCGACACCGGGACAAGATTTTAACCAGCAAAGTCAAGAAACTGCTGCAATGTCACAGAGTGTGAACCAAGGAGTTTATTGATGGCTAAAAAACAAAAACTAAGTTGGATTGAAAAACTCAAGATAGATGCTTCTAAATACATCAAAAAAAAGCATAGTCCTGCTGGTAAGAAGTATCTTGCAGCAGTAAAAAAGAAAAAAGGAGAGATGAAAGGATTTACAGGGATAACAAAAAGAGAATTAGGAAACCTTTCTGAAGCAGATTATAATGCGGTTATGGATGCTATGGGGAGGAAATAATATGATTACACATAAATTTATTTGTGATAGTTGCGGCAGAGTGGTGGAAGATACCAATACCAAATGTGCACATAAGTGTGAGTGTGGTGCTGATATCATATATCCGAGTCTTTAGCAATTCACCCAGATTTGATACCAGAGCACCGACAGAAGTTTCCTGGTATAGATATTATACCAGATGGTAGATTGAGATTCACCAGTACAAAACAGCAAGAGCGTTATGCTGGCAAATGTGGATTTCACAAAAAAAGACAACGACTCAAAATCAAGGGTAAAAAGATAATATGAAAAAATGTAGGTGTTGTGGAAAATCAAAACCATTAAAAGACTTTCCCAAGAATAAAAACAGTAAAGATGGTTTTTATGCTTGGTGTAAAGTTTGTACAAATAAAAAAGCTCGTAATTATAGAAAAACTGCACATGGGTTAGTATCAATAAGGGCCACAAAAAGGAAACTTACTTATGGGCTATTACACATAGATTTTTTAGATATGAAAAAACAACAAAACGGGGTATGTGCTGTGTGTGGCAAATCAGAAACAATGCTTGGTAGTGGTGGAGTAGTGCGAGAACTTAGTGTTGATCACAATCATATAACTGGTAAAGTTAGGGGTTTGTTGTGTGCAAAATGCAATACTGCTATTGGATATGTGGACGAGGATATAAATCTTTTGTTAAAATTAGCTATATATCTTGAAGAAAATAATGGTTAACAAAAAATAAAACCAAAGGGGAAACGAATTGCGTAAATTCTCCTGAACTTACTGACCCCTCCTCGGAGGCCAACTAATAAAGGAAAAGAAAATGGACAAAGAACAAAGAGAACAACTCGAACAAGTTGAAGAAAAAGCTGAAGTTAAATTATACGGGCAGCTATACATTGTAAATGGTCAGAGGAGGACATAAAAGAGTTAGCAAAAGTCAACCCCGTGTTGGCAAAAAAGACTTGTGCTAAATTCTTAGAGAGCACCAATGACCTTTCAAAGAAGTTTTCTGAACTTGGTAAGGCCCAAGTGAAGAAAGAACCAGAACCTAAAGTAGAGACTAAACCAGAATCGAAACCAGAAAAGAAAACGGTTGACTTTACAGCATTGGAAAAAGAGTATGAAGGTGACCCAATCGTTGGGGTTCTGAAACAGGTTGTGGAACGTAATGATGTTCTGGCTACTGAAGTGGAGTCACTTCGTTCATCTGGTACTTTGAATGAGTCCAAGGTAAGTGATGCCCAGGCCCAGGAAGATGCTGCTATAGCACAGCAGATTGATGGGTTTTTCAATCGTCCTGATATTACTGAATACGAAGATGTGTATGGTAAAGTTGAAAAGGATTCTAAGGATTGGGACGATCTCACACAAGGTCAGATTAAGAAGCGTTGGTCGCTCGTAGAACAGGCCAATCTTATTATGTTGGGTGCTCAACAGCAAGGAATGGAAATGCCAATGGATGAGGCTTTTGAACGTGCTCATCTGCTCGTTACGGATGACGTGCGGGAGCAAACAATAAGGAAAAAAATTAAAGCAAAGGCTGTTAAGCGGGCCAAAAACATAACCTTTGAGCCTAATAGCTCAACTAAGGTTGCTGGCTCTGGGAAGAAAACCAAGACCGAGATAGAGGCCAAGGCTGGACAGGGTTTGCAAAAAGTATTTGGATAGGAGATAAATTATGGGTTACAGACCTGAAGATATTGCTGACTTACTTGCAACTACACTGGCTGACCTGCCGGATCAGGAACTTGAATATGCCCTCGACCACAATGAATATTTTTGGACCTCGTTGTTCCAAGATAAGAATATTCAAATTGATGGTGGCACAAGTATTCAGCGCAAAGTTTCGTTTGATACTTCCGGTAATGCTCGTTATCGTTCTATGTTTGATACTGATGAGCCGAAGTTCGGCGACAGTATTCATACGATAGACGTTCATTGGGCGTTGATTGGGACGAATGCCTCTTGGGATGAGTTTGAGATTGTACAACAGAAAAATTCCAAGAAAGGCTATGTCAATCTTGTTCAAACTCGTAAGGACAAGTCAATTATTGACCTTGCGGATTTGATTGAAACCACAATGATTACCGCCCCGGCTTCGGCCACAGACAAGACCACGCCGTTTACTCTGCCGTATTATCTGCGACTTTTGAACTCGGCTGGAACAATTAACACTACGGCTGGTTTCAATGGGACAACCATAAGTTATACTGGTGGGGGCACAGGTACAATCTGTGTTATACGTTTGACCTTGCTTGGTTCAAACCGATTGTCCATGATGGTTATTGGATGAATCGTAAACCGCCTATGGTTGACAGGCGGCAGCATACTACATACACATCGTTTGTGGATGGTGCACATAATGTTCTCGTTGAGAACGTCCGTAAGTGTGGTCACGTTTTACACAAAACTTCGTAATCTCGTAATCTCGTAATCAAGGAGAAAGAATATGAAATATACAAATAGAACAGTTCGTCTTGGAGAGGCTGGCCTTGTGCAGAGTATCTCCAGGGGCACACATGATTTCTTGTATCGGGTTTCTACTGTGAAAGACCCGAAGTGGAATATCGGTGATGAAGTTGAAATAGGTGGTGGTAGAAAGTGTGTGTATAGCAAATCTACTGGAGCTACTGCACTTTATGCCTCACGTGGATGCTGTTTTTCTGGCACTGGTTATACAGCACAGGTTAAACCTACTGTGGCTCAAGCAATAGGCGACACTGAACTTATTGTCCCTGATACGGCCCACGCCATATTAGCTGAAGATGAACTTGCTGGTAGTTTCGTTGTCATCTTTGACGGAGTAAGTGATTACCATACAACTACCAGAATGATTGTTGGTAATAGTGCCGCTGCTGATGGTAAGGCATTTAAGATTTATCTGGATGGTAAACTAACTTATGCTGTGACACCTGCTGTTTCGGCTTGTGAAGTTTACAAGAATCCGTATGGAGCTATGGTTGAAGGGTTGACCAGAGATCAGGTGAAAGCCGGACTTCCTATGTCCTATGTATCTGCGGCTGCAAATTACTTCTGGGTTTTGAAGGAAGGTATTTGTTTTGCTACGCCACAGGGTAGTCTTGGTAACACCGGTGGATATAGTTCAGGTTGGTGGCATGATTATGGTAATGTCTCAGACGCAAACACTTCTTTGGGTCTTACCCCTAATGCTCAATGTAGTTCACAGTATGCTGGCCATGTTATAGCTGGTAGTATTGCTGGTAACGGCCCATTGTTTATGTTGAAAGGCTAATCTGTTTTTGTTATCTCTGGGGACGAGGATATGTCCCCAGAGATTTTATTGAAATTTAACTGTTGTCCTGGGTAGTATATATACTACTCAGGATGGCCTGCCGATACAATAAGGTGGTATGAGTTTGCCAAGGCAATACACAAAGGCGAGGAGATGGACCTCAAGGCAGAGGATATAGCCCTGTTAAAAGGTAGAATATTAAAGATTCGTCCCACGCTTATATATGGGATAACCTCAGATATGTTGGAGAAAAAAGAAGATGCCGAAAAGACCGATACTACAAACAACAATTAAAAAGTGTCGGTATTGCGGTGAGGATAAACCACTTACTGAATTTTATAATAGCAAAAATAGAGAAAAATTTGGTAAGAAGAATATGTGCAAATTGTGTTCGCGTGAAAAACAAAGAAAATGGATAGCGGCTAAAGAAGATAAAACTAAATATTATCATTCTTGCCATGTAAAACAGTATGGAATATCCCTAAAAGAATATGATAAAATGCTATCTGCACAAAATGGTGTTTGTGCTATTTGCGGTTTATCAGAACGAAAAAAGATGAAAGCCGGCAAAATATATAGACTTAGTGTTGATCATTGTCATATAACTGATAGTGTGCGTGCATTACTGTGCTGTAATTGTAATGCCATATTGGGTCTTGCCCATGATGATACTTCTTTGTTGTCCAAATGTATTAATTACCTCGGAGGTTTCAAATGAGTGAACCAAGTAGTCAACTATCTATATTACAGCTTGCTGTTCGCATTTCTAAAGAAGCTGGTACTGCCTATCGTGGTGTCAATGCCACAGGCCGTGCGATGCCCCCAGTTGATAAAGATGACCTCGAAGATGTAAAACAAGTCATCAACGATGGCATACGCCAGTTCGAGGCCGATGCCCCCGCAACAGGATGGCAATGGCGCAAGCGGATACTTCAAGTTAATATAACCGGAACTAAGGTTGAGGGTACTGTTGATTCTTCATCCGACACTACGCTTGTGGATGCTACTTTATCTACTACATCTGGGACGGCGGATTCTGCATCTGCCACCACGCTTGTGGACGCTACTTTGTCTGCAACTTATGACACAGATGATGAATTGATTGGTTATTACTGTTATATAATCGCTGAAACTGGTGCTGGTAGCTATGCACCTATAACTGGTTATACAGCCGCAACGGGTACGATAACAGTTGCAGATTGGCTTACAGCAGGTGGAAAACCTGGTGGGACTAACCCAGATACGAATAGTACCTTTGGAATATCTCCTTACAAAATTCTGATTGGTTACTATTGTTATATTACAGCAGGCACAGGTATAGGGGGGTATGCACCCATAACTGGATTTACTTCATCTAATGGAACGATAACAGTTGGTGATTGGCTTGATGAATATGGTAACGCTGCTGGAACTAACCCAACCGCAGGAAGTACATTTGCTGTCACTCAGTATGAAACTGTAAGTGGTGACATAGCACGTTATCCACTACCAGAGAATTTCGGTGGGGAAGTCAATGGGTTAATAAGATACTACAAGGATGTAACTCATTCACAAAAAATAGAGTGGGTTCCAGAAAGTACTATAAGGGCACAACGCCAAGGTAATGAAAGCACAGGCCATCCGTTTATGGCTGCTGTTCGGCCTTTTGAACCAGCATCGAGTTCTCTTGGTCCCAAACGGCGGTATGAACTGATTCTTTATCCCGACCCAATACAGGCTGATGTGTTAGAGTTTCCGTATGTATTAGTATTCGATGGTGTTGATATGGAAACTGGAGTTGTTGATTCAGCTACTGAAACTACTTTGGTAGATGCTACGCGGGATGAACCAGATGGTTACTTCGATGGGTGGAGAATTGACATCATTGATGGTACTGGTCGGGGGAGTTATGGAATCGTGGCAAGTGGTGATGATACTTATACTGATGGTACATTCACTGTTGATGATTGGGAGGGTGGGGACGACCCGGATGAAAATAGCATTTATATCGTACAACCATTGAATAACCTACACCCTGCTGGTATCAAGTTTGACGAGGTAGTAAAGGCTTCTTGTTTATCTGAGGCCGAACAGTTTTTCAAGAATATACAGGGGGGCCACATTGAACGATATGTTCAGAAGGCGCTTCCTAAAGCATACGAGGCCGATGCCCGTAGCATAATGTTTACTAAAGTTGGTAAACGCCAACCGCAAATGAGAACGTGGAATATAGTGGAGAAAACATAATGGCATACGAAAGTTTTGAACACGAAAATATGATTGCTGCTCCTGCCGGAGTTACTGTCCCAAAAATAATTCATAAAACTGAGGATGGTATTCTGTTGTGCTACGGTACGAGCCAACCGACAACTGCAAGCACTTATGCCCCTGGTTGTATTCTTATAAATACTTCTACTGGTAAAGTTTATGTAAACACAGAAACTACGTTTGCAAGTGATGCAAGCTGGAGTGTTATTGGGTCAGTAACGAGTTAATACTCTGTGCACAGTTTCTATGGGCTGAGTCTGACCCCTTGGCTCAGCCCAATTTTTGGGAGAAATATGATGGCTGAAATACCCTTCCCAATGGGGGGACTTCACCAAGGATTATCCGCCGAGAAACAACCACCGATGACTACACCCCACGCAAAGAATGTGCGTGTTTTCGATGTTGAAGAAGAACGTGGTCGGGGTGGTCAGAGGCCGGGGCTTGTCAAGGCTTACGATACTCAGATTGGTGGAGCGCACCCCGTGTTGAAAATAACCACGATTAGTACCACATACATCGAGCCAGCATAGGAGTATAATATGGCATGGCCAGAGGCACGACCTGTTGATTATGACGAAAGTTTGTACTGGGACGAGGAAAGCGAAACTTGGGGGAGTGGTCGTGTGACCATTCCTGGGGCGTTTGCTGAGTATCTGGTTGTGGTTGGTGAAGAAGGTGAAGTTTATTTCGGTGAGGTTTA